TTTAGACTATATAAACAACAATTTGATTCAAAAGTAACATCGGTAGAAGAAACTAGTATCAATATCTATGATTTTGTAAAAGAAATATTAGAAGATATGACAAATGACTTTGGCTATATAAATAATTTTGATATACACCTAGAGGGTGATACAACATACCATTTAGTAGATAGGAAAGTCACAGCAGGTAAAGCAGATATAGACAAATCTGTAATGGACCTGGTGGGATTAGGATCAACAGCATCCAACATATCCCTCAATAGTAATTTGACTAATGAAACAGCAACTTTTTCTGTTATCTCAGCAGCAAATCTGAAATCAGATATTCCTATTGAAAACTCTGCTATGATGTCCTGGAATAGAGGAGCAATTGATAGGTTTATACCTCAGAAATTTGTAGTCACAAGTGACGAAAGTAGAACTAAAGGTTTACGTGCTAAAATAGTAGCACTTAAAGGACATGTCTTATATATAAATAAAATATTACAAAGACTGCCTGATGTTTCAGTAAGTATAGAATCGTCACATAAAGCTGTGATGACTGAATTAGTAGCAGAAGAAACATTTTTACAAAAAAAATCTGCACCTGGACTATTACCCATACAGTTATCTTTCGATATAATGGGTATATCAGGAATCAATATAGGTCAATCATTTATTCTTGAAAAAGGAATACTCCCTCAAAAATACGAAGGTAGAGTCAGCTTTATAGTTGGTGGTGTATCTCATAAGGTTGAAAGTAATAGATGGACTACTTCTATAACCTGTTATATGTCTTTAATTGATATATTAGAAAGCTTTAAGAAAAAAGGTAGACCTTCTGTTATAGATTTAATAGGCGGAAAACAAACAAAAATAGATGTAGATAAAATAAACGATGAACTTTCAGAAGAAGCACTAGTACGGGTAGCAAGTGAAGAAGATTCTACTCGATTTTTTAATCTATTAGCTGAAAAGACTGTAGAACCAACTAAGGATAGTTTCAACCCTAGTTGGGCAGGTTTTAGAGCTTCTACAACAAATGAGAAAGATACAAGAAGTAGTTTTATTGAATACAATAATCAAACGAAATCCAGAAAAGGCATACTACACCCAAAGTTAATTGAAGTTATTGATAAAGCAGCAAGACGTGCTAACGGACAATTACGAGAAGGATATAAAGTTGGCACAATCTCTGTTGTATCAGGTGGTCAAATATCAAGTGATACTCTAAAAAAATTCGGAGTGATGGATAAAGCAAATAAAGTGAGATACGGATTAACTAATCACACTGTTAACCATGATAACGGCTGGGCTGGCGATTTACAGTTTCTCGGTCAGTACAATACACCTTCAGATCTTTTTCATGAATATGGTAATCTGGAAATTAATGCTACTATATTAGTATTTTTGAAATATTTCTTTGAAGAAGCTGTTAGTAGAGGGTACGCTCCTAGAATTGGAGCAGGGTATAAAGGTTTAGGTAAGTCTATACACGTCGGGTTTCACCCGTTGCTGTCAAAAGTGAGCGGTAAAGCAGCTAATATATGGACTGAAGGTAATGTCTTTATAGGAGACAACATTGGAAAGTCAGAAGTAAAAAAAGCACTTGCTGATATTTATTATAAAGCCTATGATAAGAAAAATAACATTTCGGTAATTCCAAGAGGCAAAAGAGCATAGTATGTATCTACCTAGATCAAAATATAGAGTTTTAAAATCATCTGGAGACCTTATACTTCCTAATGGAGAAAAGTATAAAGGTAGTTATATAGAAACATACAATGGTGATTACTTTTCAGGAAATAATCTAAATAGTGATTCAGTACCGCTTACAAAAGTTGATTTATACTCTGATGATGAACCAAATTTAATTACTACTTTGCGTTTTTCAAATGATTATATTAGACCTACTGATAAAGATATAGCCAGAGGTAAGTTTAAAAGATATTATGTACAAGATAAAAGAAATAAAGCTATAATAGAAGTAAACGTAAGAAGATACTTGAAGTTTCAAAAAACTAACTATACAGATACCGCTGTTATAGACTGGGTAATTAAAGGACCTGTTGAAAACTCAGTTAAAAGTTCGTATATTCAATTTGGAGCTAAAGCAATAAATAAAGAAACCGTAGAAAAAGCATCTGGGAAAATAAAAGAATTACCTCAAATGATAAAAAACTATGGAGAGTTTGTAGTCTAAGAAATATATCTTATCTTTAAGTAAAGGTTATAAGTATGTTTTATATTATTGAAACTGACACTCAGTTAGATAGATTACAAGCACTAGGTAGATTAGGAGGATATGTTGATATCATCCCTACCAATACTTACTACCATCCAAAACTTACTTCCACTGTAGCGGTTTACTTAAGACCGGTTAATTCTAAGCATGGATTTATAATTCCTATCGATCATGACGAAGGCCTTAACGTAGATAAAGAGCGTGTCTACGAATTACTTAAAGCTTTCACTACACTTTATACATTAGATAAGAAATACTTGCTATATCACTTTAATCTACAAGGAGCTATAGACTTATCACTACTTTATTCAATGGTTAAGTTTGATAAATTAGAGTATTCTAGAGATTTTTCGTATATAAATACTTTCTATAATAAATTTAAAGATAGTATTATTACTAATAAACTTATACCTATATCTAAACTCTATCAAGCAAGTGAAGAGATATACTATAAAGTAAAAGATGTAATTGAATATAACATACCAAGTGGTTTTGACTTTTATAACAAGACTGCTACCAATGTATTCTTTCTCTTAGAGCAATCTGGTATAGGAATACATAAAGAACAATTCGAAGAGATGTTTACTCCTCGTGATTCCAATTATAATATAGTAGACGATATAACGTATAGTTACTATAACCTATATAACATTACTTCTCGACCTACTAATGCATTTAACTCAGTTAACTACGCAGCTATTCCTAAAACAGATAAACATAGATCGAGTTTTAAACCTCAAAATGACTTTTTTGTAGAGTTTGATTTTGATGGTTACCACGTTAGGTTACTTTGTGAACAATTAGGTTATGAACTTACTGACGAATCCGCTCATATGCAACTTGCAAAGAAGTACTTTAAGAAATCAGTCATTGGAGACGATGAATATTCGAAAGCTAAGCAAATAAACTTTCATGCATTGTACGGAAGAATACCTGAAGAATATAAAGATGTAGATATCTTTGTTAAGATTCAAGAATTTATTAACTCCTTGTGGATCAAGTACGAAGCACTTGGAGAAGTACACAACCCAGTTTCAGATAAACCTTTCACAGAAGAGCTCAAGGATATGAATCCTCAAAAGCTTATGAACTATCTTATGCAATCGTTGGAAACTTCAAGAAATATTCTTATCTTAAAAGAAGTATTAAGATACTTACAAAATAAAAAAACTAAAGTAGTACTATATACTTACGATTCTTTACTTTTTGACTTTAGCAAAGAAGACGGAAAAAATACGTTAACAGAATTACAAAATATACTAGAATCTGGGAAAAAATACCCAGTCAAATTTAAATACTCGAAAGATTTATGTTTGTGAAACACTTTAATATTTATAACAAATGACAATGGTTACAGAAAGTAGGTTCGATTATGATATCGACCCAGTTAACTTAAATGAAGATATGAGTAATAAATTATTCTGTACTTTCGCTACAGAAGAAACTTTAGAACCGGTTTTAGAGAATATCCAAGAACGGTACAAAATTATTTACAACAAAATATTCGTGCTATACTCAAAAAGTTTAAATGAGTATATATGTACGTATAACGTTGATTTTGGGAATGTGGGGACATTTTTAGAGAACACTATTTTAGTTCATAGAAAAAAAGAATCCAACACCCTATATACTATAAACGCTCTGAATACTTTAATAAAAGAGCTAAACGAAGGAAAGCTTGACACTTCCTACAGAATCAATTGGTCTGATTTTAGAAACTGCGTGTTACTAACTAAAGGACCAGATTTAAAAAGAATTAATACAAAGTTATTTAAAATTATCGAACTATAGTTGCTCGTTAATTTTATTTTTCTTATATTAATATAAAGTTATTAATTAAAATTAGTTATATGGATTTAAATGCTATTAAGGCTAAGCTAGATGCCTTGAACAACAACGGTCAGCAAAGAGAAAAGACTGACTATTCAACAATTTTTTGGAAACCAGAGTTAGGAAAACAAACTGTAAGGTTAGTACCTTCGGCTTATGACCCTACAATGCCTTTCAAAGAACTAAAGTTTCACTACGGTATCGGAAAATACCCTATGGTTGCTTTATCAAATTTCGGTAAACAAGACCCTATTGAAGAGTTCGTAAAAGAACTAAGAAAAACTTCTGATAGAGATAATTGGTCTTTAGCCGGTAAAATCTCACCTAAAACTAGAATCTTTGCACCAGTAGTGGTAAGAGGTCAAGAAGAAAAAGGTGTTAGATTATGGGGATTTGGAATTACTATCTATAAAGCTTTATTAGCTCTTATTGCTGATGAAGATATAGGTGATATTACAGATGTTATAAACGGATGGGATCTAGTTGTAGAACAACAACAAGGTAACCCTTATCCTGAAACTACGGTTAGAATTAAACCTAAACAAACTGCTTTATCAGACAATAATGATTCAGTTGATACATGGATTAAGACTCAACCAGACCCTACTGATGTGCATACTCAATACGATTATGACTATATCAAAAAACAGTTACAGAATCACCTTAACCCTGGATCAGCAGAAGAAGAAAAATCTGCTCCTACAACACAGCCAGAAAGCTCTAGTCCTCAAAAGGCTAACTTTACTTTAGAAACAGCTACCGCTGGCAACAAAGACACAGTTAGTAAATTTGATGACCTATTTAACGAGTAAACATGGCAAAAAAGAAAGAAGTACAGGCAAAGGCGACTGCGAATGTTCGTAAGTCGTTTAATTTAAGCAATTTTAAGAGTAAGAAAGGATTTTCTAATGCGTCTGTTAAGTTTAAAGAACAAGGATGGATACCTTTATCTAAAGCTTTTCAGGACATTACTTCCCTCCCCGGTATTCCCACCGGACATATCACTCTTCTGAGAGGACATAGTGATACGGGCAAAACCACTGCCCTGATAGAAGCTGCGGTGAATGCTCAAAAAATGGGCATTCTCCCAGTCTTTATAGTAACTGAGATGAAATGGTCTTGGGAACATGCTAAAGAAATGGGATTACAGTTTGACGAAGTAAAAGATACTAACGGTAACGTTACAGATTATGAAGGTCATTTCTTATATGCAGACAGAGGATTATTAAATACTATTGAAGATGTAGCTGTTTATATAGCTGATCTTATGGATGAGCAAGCTAAAGGTAATCTACCTTATGATTTATGTTTCTTCTGGGATAGTATAGGATCAGTACCTTGTGACCTATCAGTACGTTCTAATAAGAACAATAATGAATGGAATGCTGGTGCAATGTCTACACAATTTGGAAATAACCTTAATCAAAAGATATTACTATCTAGGAAAGAAAACTCTCCTTATACTAATACCTTAGTTGCTATTAATAAAGTATGGACAATGAAACCTGAATCGCCGATGGGTCAACCTAAGCTACAGAATAAAGGTGGAATGTCTATGTGGTACGATGCTACGTTAGTAGTTACCTTTGGTAATATTACTAACCCCGGTACTTCTAAAATTAAAGCTATAAAGAATGGCATGCAAGTAGAATTTGCAAAGAGAACAAATGTCCAAGTAGAAAAGAACCATATTGGAGGAGTACAATCAAGAGGAAGAGTAGTAATGACACCTCATGGATTTATCCCAGATGATAAACGAGCAATCGACAAGTACAAAGACGCACATAAAGAACACTGGTTAAAACTAGTAGGTTCTATAGACTTTGATCTTATTGAAGAAGGCGATTTAGAAGAAACTCCAATATCACCAAATCTACTAGACTAGTGAGCTATTCAAAAATACTAAATAACTTAAAGCAGACCCCACCCCCAGAGCTAAATGACCACATTTTGGTCATAGATGCTATGAATATGTTAATTCGTAGTTTCTCACTGCTCAAAGCAATGAGTCCAACAGGCCACCATATCGGAGGCCTAGTTGGCTTTTTGCGATCTTTAGGGTATGTGACTAGGATATTTGACCCTACAAGGGTTATAGTGGTATGGGATGGAAAAGGTGGTTCTGCTAATAGAAAAAATATAGACCCTAATTATAAAGCTAATAGAGCTACATCAAGAATTACTCATTGGGGATTATACGATACAAAAGCAGAAGAAACTGAAGCATTAATAGGTCAGTTATTTAGAACAAAGGATTACTTAGAGTGTTTACCCTTACAGCAGATAATGATGGAGAAGTTAGAAGCTGATGATATTATAGCCTACTTAGCTCAACAAGCTGATAAGAATGATAAGAAAATTACTATTATATCTTCAGATAAAGACTTCTTACAGATGGTAAATAAGAATATAGAAGTATATGCACCAGTTAAGAAGAAAACTTTCACTAACGAAAATATAGAAGAAGAATTAAAAGTAATACCAGAGAACTATAATATAGTTAAAGCATTACTTGGTGATAATTCTGATGGTCTGAAAGGAGTTAAAGGGTTAGGTATAAAAACTATAGTATCTCAATTTCCGGATCTTGTTACAAAACCAAGTATGACACTTGATTATGTATTTCAAGTATGTGAAGATAACTTAGAAGGTAAAAAAATATTTTCTAAAATCATACACGAATGGGATAAAGTTGAAACTAACTATAAGTTAATGAATTTACACGAAAGTGTGTTGGATAATAACGAAAAAAATACTATATTGGATATAGTAAAAGAAGATATACCAGATCTTCAAGCAGGAGCTTTCTTACATTTATTAGATAATGATAAAATAGAAGGAGTTACTAAGAATACAGAAGGCTGGTTAGAGAATTTTAGAGGATTAACGGTTTTTAAAAAATAAATGGAGCAGAAGTGGATAGATTGGTTTTTAGATAATACAATTAATAAAACCTTTACTACCGAAAAAAGAAAACATTGTCAATATGAATATTTTAATTACCATAGAGATAGTGTTCCTTTTGACTCTGATTTTAACTTATTTCTCTGTAAATTAGTAGGGGATAGTAATTTTAACTACGATGTTTACCATATACATAAGTGGAAAGAAGGTAGCTACTTCAATACACATAAAGATGACAGGGATAATAGAAGATTTGCATATGTACAGGAGCTACAAGAATCAGAATGCAAAACTAAACTACTAGTAAACGAAACAGCTAAAGAATACGATTGGTTTGACGTACATACTTACCATAGTGTTCCGGTTATAAAAAAAGGGGAAAGAATATCACTTACGGTATTCGGTAAAAAAATAATAAAAAAGGGGATACTATGACATTAAAAAGGTTACATCAATTTGGCAAAAGCTTTCAATTAAAAGTACTAGGTTCATTACTTACAGATAAAGGATTTCTACTTAATGTAAGAGACGTACTTTCTGATACTTACTTTGACGCTGATTCTCATAAATGGATAATAAATCAGATATGTGAATACTATGACAAGTACCATACTACTGTAACTATGGATGTTCTTAAGATAGAACTACAGAAATTGGAAAACGAAGTACTTCAAGTAGCATTAAAAGAAGAGTTAAGAAACTCATATCAAGCATCTTCAGATGATTTACAATATGTACAAGAAGAGTTTACTAAATTCTGTAAGAATCAAGAAATGAAAGGAGCTATATTAGACTCTGCAGATTTACTAAAAGAAGGTGATTTTGATGGTATACGAAATCTAGTAGAGAAAGCTATTAAAGCTGGAATGGATAAAAATATTGGACATGAATACAATAAAGATATTGAAACTAGGTATAGGGTTGATTACCGTCCTACTGTTCCTAGTCCTTGGCCTATTCTCAATGATGGTATACAAGGCGGATTCGGTCCCGGTGATTTGGGAATTATTTTTGGGTCTCCTGGCGGCGGTAAATCTTGGACTATGGTTGCAATTGCTGCGCATGCAGTTAAAATGGGACATAAAGTAAACTTTTATACTTTAGAGTTAGGTGAAGATTATGTAGGAAAAAGATTTGACTGTTATTTTACAGGTTACAGTATAGATGAGGTAAATAAACATAGAAAAGACGTACAGAAGCATGTAGATAATCTTAAAGGTAGGTTAATAGTAAAAGAATACCCACCAAAAGGTGCTTCAGTCAATACTATTAAAGCTCACGTACAAAAATGTATAGATATAGACCATAAACCTGATCTTATCATTATAGATTACGTTGATTATTTAAAAGCTCCTTCTAGAGGTAGAAATACCGAAAGAAAGCATGAGATAGATGATGTATTCATAGCTACTAAAGGATTAGCTAAAGATCTAAAGATACCTATACTTACACCTTCACAGGTAAACAGAATGGGTGCTAGAGATAGTATTATTGAAGGAGATAAAGCAGCTGGTAGTTACGATAAGATGATGGTCGCTGATATATGTTTATCTTTATCAAGACAAAAGGAAGATAAAGTACTTGGCACAGGTAGAATACACGTTATGAAAAATAGATATGGTCAGGACGGTATGACGTATAATATTAAAATGAATACAAACAACGGACAGATTGAATTCTTAGAAGAAACAAGTGCCGCTGACTTATTAGATGACGATTCAAATACTAGCGGAGTTGACAGAGCAACAGTCAACAAAATATTTGAAAAAATATAATATATATTTTGTTTGATACATGAATATATACTATATTTATTATAGCGTCCTTGATTAACTTTTGAGGACATTTTGGTTTTAACATTAAAAAAGCAATAGAGATATGAGTTTATTAGAAGAAAGAGTTGTGTATAAACCCTTTGAATACCCACAAGCATACGATTACTGGTTAAAGCAGCAACAAGCACATTGGCTTCATACAGAAGTACCAATGGCTAATGATGTTTCTGACTGGAAATCTAATATGAAAGCACACGAAAAAAATGTAGTTGGTCAAATACTAAAAGGTTTTGCTCAAACCGAAACAGTAGTCAACGATTACTGGTCTACCTTAGTAACAAAATGGTTTAGAAAACCAGAAGTTATAATGATGGGTACTACTTTAGGTTCATCAGAAACTATACATGCAGAAGCTTACTCTCTATTAAATGAACAATTAGGTTTAGACGACTTTAGTGAATTTTTAGAAGATGAAGCTACGATGGCTAAGATAGAATCGTTAATGAATGTGAGAGATAATCACGACGGTACTCCTAATTGGCATGAAAGAGCTAAGTCATTAGCAATTTTTTCTGCGTTTACAGAAGGTGTAAATCTTTTTTCTTCTTTTGCAGTTCTTTTGTCGTTTAAGATGAGAAATAAACTTAAAGGAGTAGGACAGATAGTCGAATGGTCTGTAAGAGATGAATCTTTACATTCTAACGCTGGTTGTTGGTTATTCAGAACACTTATGGAAGAACATCCTGAATTTAAAACCAAAAAACTAATTAAAGAAATTGAAGATGCTGGTAGATTAGCTATGAAGTTAGAGTTTGACTTTATTGATAAAGCATTTGAATTAGGAGATTTAGAAAATCTATCTAAAAATGAACTTAAAAACTTTATAAAGCAAAGAATAAATACTAAGATGAGTGACTTAGGTCTTGATTCTATAGTACCTTCTTCTGAAATAGATAAAGGAGCATTAAAAACTATGAAATGGTTTGATGCAGTAATAGCAGGAAAACAACATACTGATTTCTTTGCTAGTAGAGTAACAAATTACTCAAAAGGACACGTAGACTGGGGATCAGCATTTTAATTTAATTTATATGAGCGTAATAGTAGATTACTCCCAGTGGGAGAAAGGAAAAGATTATCCTGAATGGATGACAGAAGTATCATTAGCAACTATCTCAAAAGGATACTTGTTGCCAAATGAAACTCCAAGGAAAGCTTATAAAAGAGTTGCCGATAGAGTAGCTCAAAGATTAGATAGACCTGATTTAGCAAATAAATTTTTTAGGTACATATGGAAAGGTTGGTTAAACCTTGCATCTCCAGTATTATCTAATACCGGTACTGATAAAGGTTTGCCAATCTCATGTTTTGGAATCGACACACCCGACTCGATTCGTGGTATTGGATTAACTAATGCTGAACTCATGAGATTGACATCCCTAGGAGGTGGTGTAGGTATTGGGCTAAGTAAAGTAAGAGGAAGAGGCGGTAAAATAGGTAACGGTATAGGTCAATCAGAGGGAGTTGTACCTTGGGCAAAGATATACGATTCAACTATCATAGCTACTAATCAAGGAGCAGTAAGAAGAGGAGCAGCATCAGTAAACCTAGACATTAATCATCCAGATATATTAGAATATTTAGAAATTAGAAGACCAAAAGGTGATCCTAATAGACAGTGTCTAAACCTTCACCAATGCGTCGTAGTGGATGATACATTCATGCAACGATTAGAGCATAGAGACCAGGAGGCTATGGATACTTGGATAACTATACTTAAATCTAGAATGGAAACTGGAGAGCCTTATATTATGTTTAAAGATAATGTAAATAATGCTAATCCACCTGCATATAAAAAGAATAATTTAGAGGTTACAATGACCAATATCTGTTCTGAAATAACACTTTTCACAGACGAAGAGCATAGTTTTATTTGTTGTTTATCATCAGTAAATTTAACTAAATGGCACGAGTGGAAAAACACAGACCTTATAGAAACCGCAATATATTTCTTAGATGGAGTTTTAGAAGAGTTCTTAGCAAAAACTTCTGGAAGGGAATCACTAGTAAGACCTCATCGTTCTGCAAAAAAAGGTAGAGCAGTAGGCTTAGGTGTATTAGGATGGCATACTTTACTTCAAAACGAAAGAATACCATTTGCTTCTATTGCAGCTACATCATTAACTCATCAGATTTTCTCTAAAATTAAAAACGATGCAGAGATAGCTTCAAGAAGACTAGCAGATGAGTATGGAGAACCGATATGGTGTAGAGGAACAGGAATGAGAAATAGTCACTTATTAGCAATAGCACCTACTGTATCAAATTCAACATTATCCGGAGGAGTTTCAGCCGGTATTGAACCTGTACCTGCTAATATTTATACTTTTAACTCTGCAAAAGGAACTTTTATTAGAAAAAATCCTGCTTTAGAAACTTATCTAGAAGAAAAAGGAGCAAATACAGAAGAAGTATGGGATCAGATTATGAAAGATAGAGGTAGTATAGCAAACCTACCAGAAGATGTAATGCCAGCAGAAGATAAACCTATTTTCCTTACATTTGCAGAAATTAATCAATTGCAATTAGTTGAACAAGCAGCAGTAAGGCAAAAGTATATAGATCAAACGCAATCATTAAATTTAGCTTTTGACCCCACTGATTCTCCAAAATTTATCAATGAAGTTCATCAATCTGCTTGGAGATTAGGAATAAAAACACTATATTACTTAAGAACCGATTCGGTAATCAACGGAGATATAGGTTCTAGAACAGAATTAGACTGTTTATCCTGTGACGGATAGTTGTTTATTCGAGGTATTTTTCTTATATTATATATATAACAATAAAAGTAAAATATGTCTATAAACTCTAGAAAAAACAATCTAATGCAAGTAATTTCATGGATGAAAATTAATAAATTCATGAAAGAAGTAAAACAGAAACCTAACAGAAATAAAGGAGGAAAGACCTTTAGAAAAAAAAATTTTAAATAATGAAAGTAATTAAATTTTATGCTGATTGGTGTGGACCTTGTAAAGTTTACGCTCCTGTATTTGATAAAGTTATGAGCGAAAGTTCTGTAGAGTATGAAAATATTAATGTTGATAACGATACAACTGGATTAGCAGCAAAATATAAAGCTATGAGTATACCAACGACTATCTTTTTAAAAGAAGATGGTTCATTTACTAAAGAAGTAGGTTTATTATCAGAAGAGAAATTAAAGGGATTAATAAAATAAAAAAAATAAGTTATGTTAAGAAGACCAGATTCAATACCAAGTACTGATACTATTATATCAGATCCAGTATTAGAACCTTTCTTTATTAGTAAGTCTTCCACAGGAGGTTTTACTGTTTATGAAAGAGTTATAAAAGGAGAAAATAATACAGAGTATATCAAAACAGTTTGTTACCCAGGTAACTTTGGATATGCATTAAAAACAATAGCTGAAGAAAAAACTAATCATAGTAAAAATTATTCTACGATAAAAGACTATGTATTAAAATATAAAAGCTATCAAGATCAGATTACTTCCATTATGGGAGTTTAGCGTTTGCCTATACGCTCAAAATACCTGGCAAATTTAAATTATATAAAATGGCAAAAAATGTTGTAATTAGTCTAAGCGGAGGGATGGACTCCTCAACCTTACTACTCAGATGTTTATCAGAGTATGATAATGTAACTGCTATATCTTTTGATTACGGGCAGAAACACAGAGTTGAGTTAGAAAGAGCTCAACAATTAATTGGTTACTTAAAAGATAAT